GTGATGCCGTCCGCCCCGATGGTCACGGAGCCGCTGACCAGCTTCCACCCGTCCAAAAAGTACCCGGCGGTGCTGATGGTGCCGCTGACGCCCCGCTGATTCACCGGACGGCCAAAGTACCAGTTCCGCAGCAGGTTGGGGTTACAAGGAAACGCCTTGGTAGCAATGACGCTGCCGCTGATGGAGATGTTCTCCCCGGCTGTCAGCGCCTCTTGCTTGCCCTCCAACACAGCCTGTACGCTTCCGCCGCTGCTGGTTGGGATATCCTCCGCCGACAGGGACACGTTGCCGCTCTCGTCGGGGGATTTTTCGTTGACAGAGCTGACAGACCCCGCACCGTCGATGCCCATTCGCGTCACGGAGTAGCTGACGGCGGGGCTTCCGGTGTTGAACGTGGTGGTGACTTTCGTCCACAAATATTTGCCCTGCGGTACGGTGGGGATTGTCGTACTCCAACTGCCACTGGGGACAATCGTCCCGGAATCAGATACCATGTACTCCACCGTTGTACCCGTCACAGTGGCGGCGGCTCCGGTGTCTCCCTTTTCTCCCTTGATTTGATACCACGTGTATTGCTGCCAGTCATCCGGGGCTTCTGCCGCCGTGCCGGAATACACGCCCATCCACGCATCCGGCAGGTCGCCCATGCTGTGGCTGTCCGCCGTGGGCTGCTGGCTGGCGTATTTAATCCACACGTGGCTGTCATCACCCTTGTCGCCCTTGGCTCCGTTGTACACGGAGAAGTCAAAGAAAGTCCCGTCCGTGCGCGTAAAGCGGTAGTTGTCCACCAGCCCCACCGTGGACAGTTTTTCAAAGTTTGTCAGGCCGTTGCCGTTTGTCACGGTAAAGGTTTTCGTGGTGGTGTCGGCCAGCGTAATGGTGTAGGTGTCCACAAGCCCATCCGTACCGGTTTTGGCAATATTGGAAATACCGCCGTGACCGTCAGCCGCCGCCGTCAGCCAGTTTAATAGCGTCTGCCCTTGCAGGCGCTTTGCCGTGCCGTCCTGTTCCAGCACGAACATGTCTGTTGACTTGATCTGCTCCGCTGCTACCAGCTCGGATATCGCTTTATCAGCCATTGTCAGCGTCCTCCTTGTTCTCAGTATTCATCGCCGCCGTCAGCGCTTCCAGCGCATTGATACACGCCAACAGCCGGTCAAGGTTGCTTTTGCCCCGTACCTCCACACCGTTCAGCGTAGTGATGATGGCAGATAAGGTTTCTTTCATGTGCATTATTTCTCCCCCTCATACGGTCGCCGCAGCGCTACACGCACGGCGCTGGAATCGTTGTAGGCGTATTCAACGCCGATAACCTTCGTGTATCCGTCATAGACTGCCGTTTCGCCGCCCGCAATGTATTCCATGTGCCGAGTGTTGGCGGACGCGCTGAACGCAGTCAAAGCGTCTATCAGAGTCACACCCAGAATATCCACGTACAATATGCCAACAGACGCCAAACCGCAAAATGGGCAGTCATACGCAGTGCCATTGGCAATTTTGAATTTTGGCATAGCTCTACGCCCTCCCAATCACATAAGTTGCCGCATCTTTCTTCATCGTCCTATAACTGTCGCCGTTAATGATAAAACTGTTTCCCGCAACAGTTAGCGAGGATATTTCTGCGATAGCGGCGTACATCCTGTTCGTCCACAGCTTTTCGGATTGAACTTGCCCGGTTACGACCTTATTTGCATAGATCACATCCGCAAAGTAACCGTTGATTGTGCTATTACATGTGCTCGGGTAGACTGACCCGGACGTGATATGCCTGTTCACAATGGCGTCTGTTCCGATCTGGCCGCCGCCAACAGAAAAGCTTGCAAGTCCCGCTCCGTCAAAATACCCAGCGTTGCCGCCGTAGTCGATGCTCCCAGCCTGCACCGTTCCCAAAAATTTGCCGCTGTAGGCGGTCAGATTGCCGCTGCTGTCAACCGTGAAATACTTGCCAAGCTGGATACCGTTTGGGCCAAAATAAATGCCGTTGGTATTCGTGCCGCCCCATGTCTGGCCGTTGGTACTCAGATATCCGTTTTTGATCGTCAAGCCACCAATAACGCCGCTGGTGGCGGTGATTTTACCCGTAACACTCAGCCCGCTTTTATCGGCTTTCAGCACCGTACCGCCGTTGCTGGTCAGCGTCCATCCGTCCGCTGTCAGGCTCCATCCGAAACTCGCATTATCTCCGCCCTTGCGGTCTACCTTGGCACTGATTTCTCCGGCCTGAATGTTCAGCGCCGCCCGCAGCGTCTCGTCATCCGCTTTTCGCGCCTCCACTTCAGCACTGATTCGGTCGGCAATAACAAGTAGGTTTGCTTTAGTCTCCTTATATTGCCGCTCCGCTTTCCGTATAGTAGGGGGCTTGTATTCGTACTTATAGTTGATTTTTTCCCCACCCGGGGCGGAAATGTTGGCCGTATATAAAGGCCCATGCAAAATATCTTTTTTATAAATGCCACCGTATACGCTTCCACCGGAAAATGCGTCACCGAGTTCTACCGCAGGGTTAATATGTGCGCCTGATGCCGTGTACGGTTGATACTGGAATCCTCGGACGCTCGACAAGATTTTATTTGCCATTTCTTGTGTGCCCCACGGGCAAAACAATTTCAGCGTTTGTCCTGTATCGGTGCCTGCGTTATATTCCATTTCGTCTGATACGGAAATCGTGACCTTGGAATATCCATCAAACGTGTTTTGTTTTTCTAACGATGATACGTTTTTTCTTACGTTTATTACATCAGACAACGATTCTGTCACCTCCAAACGTTATGGCAAATCCAGCATTGTCGATCAGGTATCTCGTTTCCTTCGGTATGTCCCAAAAACAAACGAGTTGCAGTTCTCCGGTTTCACTCATGATAAAGCAGCCTGCATACATTGCTGCAATATACGACAAATACTCTCGACACGAATATGTAGTGTTATATTGCACGAGGTATGCGTTTTTCATTGCGTTTTTTGTGCGTTTATCCACCGTAACGCCAAGAGCCGATGCAATTTCTCTTACAACATCGATGTCCTTTGCAGGCCACGTTAGATTTGTGTTTGACGGGTAATCTTGTTCAGAAAACAGAAGTGCATCGTATCCGTGGATGCGAAGCCATCTAACATCATCGTCTTCTGCATCTTCTTCAATCGAATCGATGAAGAAAACGCCTTGAGGGAGCCATTCAGAAGCACGTGTGCCGTCTGTGATTCTTGCATAAATTCCGACACGGGAAAGACCAGGTATCTGCACAATCGGCTTTAACATTTTTATGTTTACTTCACGACTAATGCAGTTCCCACAGGACGGCTCATCTCCATCAAATAGGCCCCCAGATGTTTCCACACTTGAGAGCATATTTGCCCCGTATCCTCCATCGGCGCCAGAAGTCGCTATAAGTATTCGTGTACCGCCAAACGTTATACGATCTCCTGTTTTTTCTACGAGAAGTCCTGATTCCCCAATTGCAACTCTTGTTTCAACGGTATAGTCCCCAGCCAGTAATTCCTTGTATAGTGCAGATGTCTGTTGCATTTTTCTGCTCCTTTACTTTTCGACAAGCGGGAATGTAATGTCTGTCCAGATGGATTCACCGGTTTCAGGATCAATCGTAGAAATCGTAGACGGCACATTATTTGAATAATACTGTGCAGATACAATTTCATGTAGCGGATGCAAATTTGTCTCAACAATTACAAACTCCGGAAGGATCAACCTCATCAGATCAATCTCGTCTGCGCGATGCAATGGCAGGCATTTTACAGTTGCCTTATACTTAATGGCTACCCGTCCGCGATGCATCGTGCCATCCATTGTTCTTCCAGCCTTGTCACTATCCAAATCGCTTCTTGTCCAAACGATGCCGCCATTTTCGATTAAATGCATAATGTCTGTCCCGTCAATTTTGAAATACGGTTTTGCCATTCTTACACCCCCAACGCACGCTGTCTATTTCTTTGCTGTCGCGTGATTTCAGGAGACAAGACACGCGCCAGCTGTGCAAGGTCACCGGTGAACTTAATCGTGATGTCCTCCCCACCACCAAAGTTGTTTATCTCTTCGCGTACAATCTGACGGATAAGATCTGCTGGCGCTTCGATATTTGTCCCGTTTCTTTGGTCGCCCAGAACCGCCATAAACTTTCGGTTTGGTGGGATAACAGCCCCCTGTGCCAGCCGGGGAATGTGCACTTCCGGTATTTGCGGTATGCCACGAAATTCAATCCCGATGAGGTCAAGTCCCTTTGCCAGCAAGCTGTTCTCCAGCAGGGAGTTGAGCTTACTTATAAGCCAGTTGATGCCTTTGATGATAAGGTTTACAGTCGACTCAAAAACGCCTCCGATGGTATTACAGATACCCCGGAAGATTTCTTTGATACCTTCCCACGCTTTTTCCCAGTCCAGCGTAAACACGCCGGTCAGAAAATCAATAAAGCCACCAAAAATTTGTTTGACGCCATCAATAACATCGCTGACATAGGTTTTCGCCAGTTCAATGATTTCGTGGAAACGTCCGTTTGTTTTTCCGTCCAGCCAGTCCAGCAGACTTGTCAGTCCCAGTTTGAACCAGTCCCAAATACCAAACACAAAGGTTTTCACGCCGGTAAGCATTTGGATAACCGACTGTTTCATTTTTTCTAAGTCGCCTGTCAGTATGCCGGAAATAAGCCCCAGCGCGCCCTGCACAATGTCCTTAATGCCGGTCAACATATCTCCTACCGGAGTACCCGCAAGACCGCACTTTTCTATGATGGTGTCTATGATCGCTCCAAAGATATACCCAACAAAGTCCAGCAAATCGGCCAGCAAAATACGGGCGTGGCTTACAAAGTTGATGATGTTGTCCAGAGCCGCGCCCCAATCCCCGGAGAATACGTTGCCGATAAACCCGGTGACATCCTTAAACAGGTTTACAATGTCCTGCCCTATCTTCTTGAGCTTGTCCGCGATTTTATCAAGAAATGCGAAATTTGCCGCCGTGCTGAAATCCGGTTGAATAATGCCGGATCCGCCGCCACCTTCGCCACTTAACTTGTTGATCTCATCAAACGACGCAAGCTGCTTACTGGCAGACTTTGCCGCTCCGCCCACGCCTTTATATGCGTTTTTCTGGTCATTCAGGGACTTTGCCGCGTTTGCGCTTTCTTTTGCCGTTGTTCCAAATAGGGCGGATACAATATTTGCGATAAACGAAACCACCGTAGCCAGTACCTTAACCAGCGCAGTAAACGCCGGGATGATGATCTGCACAAGCGGCTGTGCCAGCGTCAGTAGCGCACCCTTGAGCTGCGCAATAGCGTCCCGTGCTTCGCCGTTTACGGCCACCACGTCCGCCAGCCAATCCCGGAGGGCCGCCAACGCATGGGCAATGATGGTAAAGACCAGCGCCCGCTTTGCCAGCATTTTTACGCGCTTTGTGAACGCCTCCATGCCCTGGGATGCTTTGTCTAACCCTTCTTGTATTTTCCCTGCGTTCTTGCCGGTATTGCCAAGCTGCTTACCTAACTCACCGGCCTTTGCTTTCATTCGGTCAAGCTCCGCTTCGCCCTCGCGGATAGCGGCGTTCTGCTTGTCCAGTTTGTCATTCATGGCGTTCCATTCTTTTTCCATAGACGCTACAGCGGCCTCCTGCTGCTTGATAGCGTCGCTGGTGAAGAACTCGCCGCCGCCCTTCATCTGCGCCAGTTTGGCCTTTGCTTGGTCAAGCTGTGCGCCCAGGTTGTTGGCTTGGTTAAACAAAGTATCTCGCGCGGATTTCTTGTTGGTGAGCTTTTCCTGCAGCGCTTCTATTTTCTTTTCCAGCGCATTGAGTTCTTTCTGCGCCTGCTTATCGTCAATGTCGGCCTTGATGATAACGGAGCCGTCCGCGTTTGCCATATAATCACCTACTTGCTTTTATGGTATTTATGTGGTACTATGAACAAACCACAAAAAACTTCTTGGAGGGCGGAAGAAAATGGACAAAATGACTAAGTGCAAGACCTGCGGCGCAGATATTGCAAAATCTGCGAAAGTGTGCCCTGCCTGCGGGGCCAAACAGAAAAAACCGGTTGTGCTGATCGTTATAGCTGTGTTTATTGCTATCGGCATTATTGGCACTGCGCTTGGCGGGAACTCCCCAGAAAAGGTTGGGGATACAGGCTCAAAAGGCGGAAACGGATCAACTGCTCCGCAGAAAACGGAATTTGCAGTTGGTGACGTTGTCTCCCTTAAAGACATTGAAGTCACATTTGTGTCTTGCACCCAATCAAGCGGAGAAGGTTTTTACACACCAGACAGCGGCAACGTTTTTCTATTTTGCGAATTTGCCATTGAAAACAAATCCAGCAAAGATATTTCCATAAGCTCTATAATGTCCTTCGAAGCGTATGTCGATGACTACTCCACAAACATGAGCATGACCGGCACATTAGCCGCAGACAAAGGCCAAATGGACGGCACTGTTGCAGCCGGGAAAAAGATGTCTGGCGTAATAGGCTACGAAGTCCCCGCCGATTGGAAAACGCTTGAAATCCGTTTTACCCCGGACTTTTGGTCTGGCAACGACATTACATTTATTGCAAATCATTGACCGCCGCGCAGCCGCCCTCCGGGGCGGCTTTTTACGTCCAGCCTTTAATGATTTCTTCCTCCGCCTCCGAGTACCGTCGCTTGATGTCGATAACGTCGCGGTTTCTGCGGTAAAACTCCCTGTCGGCTTTGTCTTTTAGCTTGCCTTTTGCTTTCAGATCGCGTATGCGCACGATCTGCGCGAAGTAGCAATCCCCGATTTCTCCGTAGTACGAAAGAAACGTCCACCAGTGCAGATACGGAAGCGCCCGCACCTCTTGCCCCACTATGCGGTTGATTGGGGCGATGAGCAGTCGAAAGTCCTGTTCCCAGTCCATCAACTTGGTTGATTTTTTTTGCGTTTCCTCATTTCCGCCATTGATAAACCAAAAACACTGTTTTATCGCTTCTTCCATGTGCTCACCAGGCATAGTGAAAAACCCGGGGTAAAACATTCCCAACACGCCAAAGCACTTTTCTTCGCTCGTTAGTTCCACAGCAGACAGCACCGAGAATATGTCCAGTATCACGCGGAAATCCGTTTCTATTGGATATTCCGTTCCACACACCTCAAGGCTCGTAGGAAGGTCGTACATCATCTGTGGTACTTGGCCGTATACTTTGCAAGCTTCTCACTGTGAAAAGCCTTTTCACGCTTAATCCCCTCGTCCAGCTCGTCCATGATGGCAACCATCAGGTTCATCCACAGGGGCGCACCGTCAGCGATAGCGTAAACGCTCACGTTGCCAAACAGCGGCTCACACACCGGCTGCTCAAACACCCCGTCAATAGTCTCGCGCATTTCGGCGTCCATATTTCGGAGCCAGTCAAACATTTCGCGGGCGCTCATTTTTTCTACGTTATCGTCTCGCGCATCCTGCTTCTTTTTCAGCGCGTCAAACGCTGTGTAAAGCTTATCTGCAAACGCCGGATCGCTGGGATTAAAATACACCGTGCATTTGTCATTCAGGTGGTATTCCTGTACGCCGGTGGTGATTGTCAATTCCTTCATGTGTTCCCTCCAAAACAGGGGCGGTTGCCCGCCCCTTTATTTAGGCCGCAGTAAACTCAATAGCGCCGCTGCTGCCCTTCTTCACAGTGCCCACAGTGCGGGTGCCGCCATAGGTGATCTCGCTGGTGATATTCAGGGTGCCGCCGCCCTCGCCGCCGATGCCGGTGATGGCAATAGCGCAAGCGTCGTAGCGCTCCGCAAACATCGCCTCTCCGCTGGTGGCGTAGAAGTGGCCGATCATCATGTCCTGATTTGCCAGCGCCTGGGCATCCTGGTCTTTTACTGCCAGGTTCCACATCTTCACCGCCGCAGCATCGCCCGCATCCAAGGGGATGGGATCAAAGGTCTGCGTGATGGTGGGCTTCTTCATGGTAGTAAAGGTGTGGCCCAGAATGTCCTGCTTGGTGTCGGTGCTCCAATCCATTTCCTCACTGCTGTCCTCAACGCGCTTACCGATGGCGCTCCACACAGGGGCGGATGCGGTGCCGGTATTCAGGTACGCAATAAGCAGTTCGCGGTCAATGGTCTGGCCCACTGTGGTGTTGAATTCCAAATCTGCCATTATACATTCACCTCGTAATTCAGTTTCATAAGGATTTGGTGATCTTCGTCCCCGTTTTCATACATGGCAAACAGGGAGGATCGCGTGGTCGGCTCCATGCTGATAACGCGCTTGTCATCGCCAATGTCGGGCTTCTGACCATTTGCCCAATCCCCGATAGCGTTCAACAGCTCGTCAGCCTTAAGCCGTTTGTCGTTGCTGTTCCCCGGCTTCACGCGGTAAATGATCTTGAACTGATACTCCGCCACATAGCCGCCGGTGATGTACTTCCGCACGATGTAAGCCGCCTGGATGGTCGACATCGCCATAGCGGAAGTGTCGGCGGGAAGAAACTCAAAGCGAATAAGGTCGACTGGCAGCTCCGGGTATGTGTTCAGCCACACAAGCAGCTTGCGCGATACCTGATCCTCTTCCGCCGCCGGCACGGCCTTTTTAATCTTTTCCAAATTTCTTCACCGCCTTATCTGCCACCCGCACCCACTTCTCCACGTTCTGCGCTTTGGAAGCATCAAACCAATGTGCCTGTGCCTGCGGATGCATTGTTGTGTTAAATACAAGATTTCGGTCTGTGACCACCTTGTGCCCGCCCTTTGGGGCGTATGTGCTGCCGGTCGCCGGGTCTACCATTACCTTACCGTAGTACAGGAAGCGGGCGTATGGGCCTGGATAAATGACCTCGTTTCCAACCACCCGTGTTCTCTGCGTCAGAGAGCCTGTAAGCGCAGGCACAAAGGGGATGGTATCTTTCATCACCTGTTGCGCTAAAACGCTTTCAGCGCGGTCACAGGCCCTTGCAAGCTGCCGCTTTACATCGTCCATGCCGGACACGTCAACAGAGAACTTGAGCGACATCTCATGCTCCTCCGACTTCCCAGTGTCTCATGTCCACGCTGCCAAAATCTTTCTCGTCCACTTTTGTCACGTTGTAGCAGCCGTCCTGTGCCATAGCCACGTCCTCTTTGTCTGTAACAAACTCGCCTTTCACAAAGAACGTCAGCCCGCCGTTACCGTTCACAGACAGCGTCCACAGCCCGGACTTGTCCGCCGTTGCAAGAAACGCCTGCGGGGGCGCGTAAGTTTTGGCCTTGCCTGTCGTGCCGTCCACCGCTTTCACGGAAAACGGAATGTACAGGTTTACCGCGTCCGCACTCTCAAGTCCGCTTTCACGCACGTTGACCGCCTTGCTGGCTTGCAGCATAACACCGCGCAGGATGGTCACATACAGCTTTGTGATTTCATCAAAAGTCGCCGGGTCAGTCTCCTGCACGGAGTTGTAGACCGTTATAGTGTGGGGCGCGTACAACCACAGCACCCCCCTCCCCGATACAGCAACCCGGTATGAGCAAGGTATTCCATGCACGTTTCCGCAAGCAGTTTCTTTGCCCCGTCTGTCGCATTGAGTGCAGACAAGGCGGATTCCCCGCCCGTTGCAAGTGTTCTGGAATAGCTGCCTACCGTTTCGCTTTTGACTTCCGCGTCATTTGCCGCAGCGTTTGCAAGGTTCTTCACGGCAAGCGCCTGCGCCGCCTCGATGACCGCATACTTGTCAACCAGCGCGCAACAGCACATCTTTACCGCATCCAGATCAGCGTTGTCTTGCGCTCTGTTGCGCGTGTAGTAATCGAGGAAGGAGCTGGCGCGGACAACAAGACGCGGGAAGACATTTTCACTCACAGCGCCCATGTAAGTGCCAGAGTAGTATTCAAAGTCTGCGTAAGTCATCAGTGCCCTCCTTCCAAAACTGCGAGAATTTCAGCCTTTTTCATCGAACTGCTGACCCCTTTCACCCCGTTTTCATCGGCATACGCAAGCATTTCAGCTTTTGTCATGCCGGAGAAAGCCGGGGTGTCAGGGTCAGGCTCATTCAGCAGTTCAGTTAGCCCCCCACTGCCGGAGTGATGGAGCCGACAACCACGCCGTCAATGCGCTCGGCGAACAGCACCATGCCGTTGATAACGGTATCGGATGCGGTCATGTTGGTGTAATCGGGTTCCTCGTGGATGCCGATATAACCGGTGGCGTCGGTTGTGAAGTTGAACACCTCGCCCAGATCTGCGCCGTTCACAGGGATGTAGTACAGGACGATGTTGTCCTTGGCGGTGGCGTAAATCTTGCCCTTGGGGACGCTGGAGTTCAGAATCACAGTGCCCAGACCGAGAAAGTTCTCGACATAGGTCATGCCAAAAGCGGTCTGCAGGGTGATGTTGGCAGTTGCGAGATAGTCCGCAACGTCCAGCGGGTTCATGAAATACACTGCGCCGATCTCGTCATCCTCGAACAGCACCTGCAGCTGGCCCCATGCCTGAGCCAAGGTCGCCTGGAAGGTAGCACCGCTGGCCGTGCCAGTACCGGTTGCGAGGAAGCCGAAGAAATCCTTGCGGATACCTTTCTGCACGTCCTTCAGCATTTCATCGGTGGTCATTTCGACGGCCTGATCGTAGCCGCGATCAGTGATTGCCTCGGCAGAAGTGGCCTTACGCCACTTCTTCAAGGTGATCTCCTTGTAGTTCACAGCCTCGGTCTTGTACTTGCTCAGAGGGATGGTCTCGCCCTCGGCCACAGCGCCGTCTTCCAGAGTGCCGGTAGCCTTGTAGCTCTTGAGCACAGTACCGGCCTGCTTGGCGATCTTGCGGGTAACGCCCAGAGCCTCCATCAGCTTCTTGATGGAATAACCGAACATTTCGGTAAATTCGATTTCGCGCACACGCGCGAGGTCAGCTTTCTTAATGAGCTTAGGATCAGCAGCCATTTTTATTCTTCCTTTCTAAACAAATCCATATTTGCGGCGATTGCAGCCCGCCGCTCCGCTCTGTCGGTGATCTTCATGATCTCGTCTTTGGTCATCGGCTTCCCGCCATCGTTAAGACGACCGCCCATGTCCACGCGGACGGATGCCTTGGCAACAAGCCCCTTATAGGTGCCATCCACAAGCGCATCAAGGGCCTTAGTGTCCTTGATTTTTTCACCGTCCAGCTCCAGCGCCGCCATTTCCTCTCCACATCCGCGCATGGCGAGGTCGAGATTTGCGCCGGTGATGTTTTTGCTCTCAAAGTAAGCACGCACGGCCTTTTCTTTCGCCGCCTTGCTTTCCTTTGCCGTGACGCCGGATTTATAAGCTTCAAAGTCCGAGTGTTCCTTCTCGTACTTTTCCTTATAGCCGCCGTCACCCGCTGCCTTGAGGTCATCCAACTGCTTCTGGACGCTTGGCAGTATCTCCGCATCGGCCTTGTATCGGCTTACATCCGCTTTCAGACCGTCCACAGTGTCGGTATGCGCTTCGATGATGGTATCTACCTGCTCCTCAGTAAGGCCCATACCCTTCAAAAGTTTGCGTGTAAGTGCCATGACACTATCTCCTTTTCTTTGGCCGCGTTTCTTTGCGGACGATAGTTTTTATAAAAACCGCTGTGCTTCGCGGGTTTTACTTAAACAAAAGAGCCAACCGGCTACAAATCGTAGTCAGTTGGCTCCTATTGCCCTTTCCCACGCCCAATTACGCGGGAGTTGAATATTTGATTGTTTTTTTGACTTCTAACACGATGTAACCGTCACCCTTGCGCCGGATCTCCACATCGTTGCCGCGCCGGATAATAGCCTCGATGGTCTGCATCAGTTTATCATCCATCAGCCCACCCCGATTTCTTTCAAATACGCTTCATACTCATAGGGGATGCCAATGTCATAATTCTTGTAGTAATGCAGAAACTCATACGGGAAGGTGAATTTACCGTCCCAAAACATACCTGCGTGAAGTTCTTCGCCAGTAAACATATCAAAACTGGGCAACGATGTCAGTCCGGCATCAAGGGAGGAAATGTGGCTTAAAATCGCTTCTTTTGGGATACTATTTTTGTATTTCTTATAGTCTTCAAAATTCTCAATAGAATTCTTGTATGGCAATCCTTTAAAAAAACCGAAATCCATGTCACTTTCTCCTTCCTCTTTGATTTGGGGTAAACGGCAAAATATTTCCTTCCCCATGTGTTCCTACTTTCAGTACGCCAGCACCGGAAATAAAAAGCACATCGTCTGGGGCTTTCACTTCAACGCCAAGTGCATTTGCCAGCTCTTCTGCAAAGCAATAATCGTTTTCCATGCGTGCGCCTGTGCTGCAAGATAGCAAACGAACTTTCTGGCCATTCCACCCTTTACTATGCCGAATGACTGCGGCAAGTAAGCGCGGTGACATATTGAGTTCTTTTGTACCAAATCCGACTGCCGTCTGGCTTCCGTGCATAGCGACGTCAAAATACGTTTTAAGAGGTTTTACCCTTTTAACGTTTTCATTCAGCGGGTCACCGTCCGGGAAGCAAGCAAAGCCATTTTCCAGCTTCATTGTACGTCTTTTCACAATAGAATTCAAGTTATCTCTTGCGTCTGCGCCGAAAAACTTAAGAGTGTCTCTATCGTCTTTAGCGTAAGCCGCTGCCACTTTTGCTCGTTGCGTTTTTATGGAATTTGCCGCTTTGATTGTTGCGTCATCCGTAAAATAGACGCGCATCCGCTCCGGTTGCTCCGGCAGTCCAGCTTCCGCGCTGAACGCCTTGTATTTAGCGTTTAGCCGCCGTAGCCGTATGTTTACCGCTGTCTCGTCTTCATGCAATCCTGCGGCTTTGTAGGCGGCTTTCTCGCGCTTGAGCTTTCGAATCTCCCGTTCCACACGCCGCTGCATTTGCGTTGCTTCATACGCTGTGTATGTTTTTCCGTCGTAGGTGCATCCCAGTCCATCGTCTATATGCTTGAGCTGGTCTTCAGTGTATGTCCGTTCAGAAACACCCTCCACCCACGGGAACCGCCTGTGTCGGCAGTTTGCACCTTCCAGACCATCAACAGCACCAAGACCGCAAACCTTATAGATGCTCGGGTAAATATCCCCGTCGCGGACACTGTAAACCTTTCCCTGCCAGTTCTTATGGCTTGACCACGGAGACGGCCCCGGCTTGTCGCGCGCGCCGGAATGGGCAGAAACCTCAAAATACGGTGTCTCAAGATATTCCGCGGATTGCTCCGTGTACTTTGCGCAGATTTGGGAAACGCCTGTCATTACCGCCCGCCGCGCCGCCACATCGATATGATCTCGATGGCCGCTCTCGTAGTCAACGACCTTCAAGCCACTGTCCGCAAGCTGCTTTACCGCCGTCTTGATTGCCTGATTGTAGTTGATCGCGCCGCTCTGCACCTGCATTACTGCATTATCCAGCGCCCATTGGTATGCTTTGGCAGGCGGAAGCATCGTGCGTCCAGCGTCCACCAGGAATCCCATAGAAGCGGTCAAGTTTCGAAATGTGTCAATCGTCTGCTTTTTGATTGCCGCAACTTCCGCATCGTCAACCAGTTTTCCCGGCTGTGTGATGTGCGCAAGGTTGATAAGCTCTGTGTAATACTTCTGGTTACGCTCTACCACATCATCAAGCAGCTTATCCAGCTTTGTTTTGCTGATGCCGGAAGTTTCAAGAACTGCTTTCTCAATCTCCTTAAGATCAATTCCGTGGGAACGCAGCGCACGGATTGCCTGCACTGTTACCTCGTTCAGCTCATCCGCAGCTTTCAGCCGGGAGCAAATTTCATCCAGCAGCACAAGCTCAAGCGCCCGAAACAGTTCTGCCAGACCCTCCGGAAGTGCGTCAAGCAGAGCAGGGTCAAAAGGGTAAGGACGCATTGGCCGTCACCTCACTCGATATCTTCTTGCGGCTCTTTTGTCATGTCTTGCATCTTGGGAAGCGCCGCCTTTGCGGTGGCCTCGTCCTCGTTCATCCAGCGCATACGGAACTCCCAGTCGTTCATGATGCCAGCGTTAAGCAACTGCACATCGCGGTTAAAGTCCTGCCCCTTGTCTTCAATGATACTGTCATCAAAGTCAATGGAAATTTCAACTTCCTCATCCAGCCCGGCGTTCATAAACTTATTTCCCATGCGAAGCAGGGTGCGACACAGCCCTGTGATCGCTTGCTCGAGCAAAATCTCATGCTTTTTAATAGTCCGGAACAATGTGCTGTTTTCGCTGATGACTTGCGTAGCCGTTGCAATACTGCCTCGGTCAAATTTGTAATGGTTTTCACCGAATCCGCACTTGCTCGACAAGATGTTCAGCATATCTTGCATACCGGTGTTAAACTCCGCTGTGCGCAGCGTCATGTCGACCTGTTGGAGGATGCTGCCATCACTTCCTCTGTCTTCCGGCATAACATAGTATATGGTCTCACGCTTGTCGAACATAGGGCGACCGTCAACGCTTTTGATGGCCTCCGGCTGCACCACAATGCGCTTCTTGCCAAGGACAAACTCGTTTACATAGCTGTCGTATGTAATATCAACGCCCTTTAACTGGTCGATGGCATACGCAAACACTGCAACGCCCATCGGGTTAAACTCATCGGAATTCGCAATGTTCAGGCGGTCGATAATAAACTGCGGCTTGTCGCTCCCTGTGTGAACGACAGGCGGGATCGTTTCAAAGCCCCGCACGCTGGCCAGCGGTACCTCATCTGTGCCGTACAGGTGGTTTTCAATGTCATACTCGCCGCCGTTCAGCCGATGAACCTGGATGTAAGTGTACTCCGTATCATTAACCCTTTTTGTTGACGCAAAAGCGCACTCTCGAATGACTCCGTTATCCCACGTCAGCGGATAGATGTTCCCTGCACTGACATAATTGATTCGAATTCGACCGGCGTCCACAATCTCCGATGTGTCCGGATTGATGCTCATACCCTCGACCGTGGGGACATAGGCAACAGTTCCTACCGCAGCTTTCCGCTCCTGCGCTTCGTTGGCCTTTACCCACCAATTATTATCTGCAAGGATTGCGTCTACAAATTCCTGCTCTCGTTTCCCCTCAAGGGTGATGTTCACACGCTCATTCATCAGCAGGTTTGCCCAGTCCTCGCAGACCTTCTTGCACATGTTGACAGAATATCTATGGCATTCCAGCTCTTCGATGCCGTTCCACACCGTATAGCTGTGGAAGTCCTTAACATCGCCGTCATACCAAGATCGCCATACACCGATCAACGAGTAAAACTTGCTGTCGACCGTATCAAAGCCCAATTCTACTAATGCTCTGCGGATATTCACTCTCTCACCATCCCATCATGTGACCGGCACGCTCCAGGTCTTTGTAATATGGCTCAATGCTGTACTCAAAGGCATCCAAACTATCGATATCGGATGTGCCGTCATCCAAGCGCTCATCTTCAAACCTATCAGGATCATAAATTGCGGTTTGCAGCGCGTCGATCAGATGCGGGCAGCTCCGCGAAACCTTAAAGCGTCCCTGCTTCATCAGCAGCACCACCAGCCTGATTCTGTCTGTGATTTGCATTTTCAGCGCGTTCTTAACCTGCGTGCCAATGTGCATTTTCTGCGCGGTATGATCTAACCCACGAATCAATACTGTTTCCGCGCTATCTGCTCGTGTCTGACTGTATCCATACTTAGCCGTCACCATCTGGCAAAATGTGGCAAAACGCCGATTCAGGGCATCAGGGTCAATCTCCTCGTTTTTGATGTATTCCTCTTCCAACGCAACAACGCGAAAGTCCTTTGTAATACCGGTCGCCTGGAACTTTGTCGCAGACTTTGTGCCGCCGAAGTCAACGCCAATAGAAATAACGGTAAACCTTGTCCCGTTTTCTTCTGCCCATTTCAAAGGATCGTCAACCAGATACTTCTCCGTGTTATTGGCGAAATCCTTATATACCACTCCCTCCGCCGCCACCCACAAGCCGCGAACATAGCGGTCATAGAAAATACCGGCATACATATTTGCGTAGCGCTCAAGCGTTCTCGCACTCAAGCCGGGGTTATCTGTCATCTCGAAGTGAAGATATAGCGTATTCCGTTCGCGGTGTCGCTTAATCCACTCCTGATAGAACCAGTGATGCGGGCTGCCGGGGTTACAGGAGAACCACAACCGCGCACCGTCAACGGAACAACGTGCAAGCGCCTGTTCCACAAACGAGCGCGGCATCAGCACCACCTCGTCCAGCAGCACACCCGCCAGCGTGCGGCCTTGAATCAGCGTATAGCTGGCCTCGTCCTTGCCGCCGAACACCTCAAAGTAATTCGTCACGGCGCCGCGCCGCACTTCCATCACCTTGTCGCCGCGCCGCCAGCGTATGATATAGCGCTCTTTGGCAAGGCTCATCGCCGTAAACGGCACGATGATGTTCTTGGTGCAGCTATCCACCGTGCGGCCACACACGCCGAAGCGCTGGCCGCTGAAATTCTCCATCGCCCAGCGGACGAACGCCCACATCATGATGGAGGTTTTGCCGGAACGCACCGCGCCGTCACAGATCAGCGCGTCATACTTGGAATAGGGGAAGGCAAGGATCTTCTGCTGCTTTGCGCTAATCATCGCTTTCCAACCCCTCTGCCATTTCGCGCAGGCTTACGCTCAAAGCGTCCTCCTGCGTGTTGTCAGTCGGCAAGCCAATCTCCACAACGTCACGCTGGCCAAGGTACTGTTTCCCCAGCCAAATAGCCATGCTTGCGTTCTTTGCCGCAAGCTGCCACTGGCTCCGACGCAGCGAAATTTTCCCCGCTCCGCGCTTTTGTTTAAATACCTCGGAAAAACTGGCATGATAGGTGCGTTTACACCAACTGTCCAGTGTTTTATCAGTCACATCAAACCAACCGCAGATCTCCTCAAGCGTGCATTGCAGGCCGCATAGATTCTCGAACTGCTTTTGATCTATTTCCTTTTTCGGCCTTGCCATATACGCCCTCCTTCCTTCGCTGGCGTTTGATGAATTTCTCCATGTCCCGCTTTAAGTACGGGCTGTTTGTCTTATCAATGATCGCCTGCGCTTTTTCAATCGTCATGGAGCAATACCGCCTTTTCTCCTGTGAATTTCTCCCACCGATCAATAATGACGTCGGCATACTTCGGGTCAAACTCCATGCAATATGCGTGTCTCCCGTTCTGCTCTGCTGCCATGATCGTTGTGCCAGAACCAGCAAACAGGTCAAGAACATTCTCGCCCGGTTTGCTCGAGCACTGCATCTGATAGTCAAACAGCTTAATCGGTTTCATAGTCGGATGCTCTGCCGATCTCACTGGCTTATCAAAATTGAGAACAGTGGTCTGCCTGCGGTTTTTGAAGAAGTAATGCTTGTGGCCTTCCGTCCATCCATACAAGCACGGCTCGTGCTCGTCTTCTTCAATCTCGCTCTCGCCATAGAGACACGGCTCATGTTTACACTGGAAATCCTTCCGGCCAAGCACAAGTGAGTTTTTTACCCAAATGAGGCACTGCCTCACGCGAAGCATTGCATCTCTGCAAGCTCCATGAAAGTTATACCCTTCAAAATCAACATGCCAGATATAGAACGGAGCACCCGGCTTCATTACCATTGCCGCATTTGAGAATGCATCTGTGAGGAACTGCCGGAACTTCGTATCTTCCATGTTGTCGTTCCCGATCTTCAGTGCATCCTTCGTTTTCCCGCTATAATCCACGTTATATGGTGGGTCAGTGAGCAGTAAGTCCATCTGCACCCCCCATACGAGCTTTTGTACATCCGTCAAGGACGTACTATCTCCGCACATCAAGCGATGGTTCCCGAGTTGGTACACATCGCCAATCCTGCTTTTTGGCTCCGCAGGAAGAACGGGATCATAATCATCCTCCACAACAGAGTGGTTTAGCTCGTCGCGAAGTCCCCAGTCAAAGTCAAAATCCGACAGGTCAAGTCCAGACAGCTCCTCGGCCAGCAGGTCAAAGTCCCAATCGCTCTCGTTGCTCTTGTTGTCCACCAGCCGCAGGGCGTTTACCTGCTCCGGTGTCAGATCATCCACACAGACGCACGGCACTTCTTCCATGCCCAGTTTCTTTGCCGCCATAGCGCGGCAGTGGCCGATGACAATAACACCCTCTCGGTCAATCACAATCGGCTGCACGAACCCGTACTGTTTAATGCTTTCGGCCACATTGTTGATTTGCCGTCTGTCGTGCTTCTTGGCATTTGCAGCATACGGCATAATATCCGCCAGCCGCTTGTTTTTTACTTCCATGTGGCCTCCTTTGCCTGACGCAGCGGCCTCCCACCACTGGCCTTTGTCATTGCCGCGTCCTTCCCCGGCTTTCGCCTCGCCTGTATTCCATGTCTCCCCTGGGTCACATTTTTAAGAGGTGCGGGAAGTCCTGTTTTATGTAAGCAGACTATTTGGGACGCATCCCTTACAGCGGTCTGCCAGCGCATTGTTTGGGTGGCATTGCAGTCCTGCCCTGCTTTAGCGCTTCGGCCATCATTCGCCGTCACTCGCTGTGGTCTCCCCTTACGGGGCACCTATGCCGCATACGGGAAATTTTTTAATCTTTTTTATTTCCCCTCTTGACATACCACCCGTTGAGTGGTATAATTTACTTGTAAGTTAGATATGGATCGCCGCAACGCGGCAGAAAAGGAGGCTCTGCCATGCAAATTAAAATCTTGAAAGACCTGTACGCCTGCTTTGACGGCGACGAGTACACTGTAGACCTTACCCGACAGATGGATACCTACATCCCAGGAGACCTGATCTGTTACATTTCCCCGTTCGCCCCCGACATCCCCCTGCGGCTGGAGATCGCCATCCGAGCTGATGGTTCCATTGCGTTCCGCTCCTGGGCGTTTACCACGAAAGCAAACAGCTATCTGCACACCGTAGAGCGACCTGCCAAGGAGTGCGAAGGCGAGGCCTACGCCACCCCCTTCATCCCCACTGACGCGCAGATCGACACGGTGAACGGTCTGTTCTCCGGGCGCATCAAGTTTGAAGGCTTGAAACTCGCCGTTGGTGCCTCCGTGCAGCACATCTGCCCCATTGATGTCAAGCGCGAGGAAAGGCTTGTCGGCCATCCGATCTATCTTGCATAACTCGCGTGTCAGCCCCACCTATGAAAAATTTTGACAGTTGGCGGGCGGAACATGGTCATGATGGTGCTTGACATTTCCTGCGCAGCGTGGTAAACTATTTTTGTCGGATGCAGGAGGCGCTTGCATCTGGTGCGGCGCGATCCTGCCGCCGTGGATTGAAATAGTAAGAAGGACAAGCACTTCAAGCGAAGGGAAAGCACCGGTTGCCGGTGTTTTTCCTTTTTTTTACAATTTTCACTATGAAAGGATATTAAACATGACAGACAAATTGTTTAACACCCTGTGGGCCGCTGCCCTGGACTGCGCCGAACGCGACGCCTACGTCTCCGACTGGGCGCTTTCTTCCGCCTGGGGCGACGCCCCGGAGGCAGAAATCTCCACGACCCGCATCGAGACGCTGGGGCATCTGTGGGACGCGGCCCACCTGACCATCCGCGACATCCGCGCCCATACCGGCCTGTCTCAGGCCGCCTTTGCCGTCCGATACTGCATCCCCCGCCGGACGGTGGAGAACTGGGAGAGCGGCGTGAGGAGCTGCCCAGACTACCTCCGACTTCTGCTGGCGCAGGCTATCGGCCTCTACACAAGACCGTGACGATTATTATTTATTCCCTCCGGGCGGAGCCAAAGCCCCGCCCATCAGGAAAAGAAGGGGGAAAAGAAAAAGAATGGAGATGCAGAGTTTGCCCCTGCATCTCCCATGATAAAATGCGTTTTTTCAATTTTTCCACTTTTAAGTGGAATTTTCAAAAATTATTTTTCGGCAATATCTACCACGCAGGGATAGTCCGTCCTGCCCATCAGATAGTCTACCGACACGCCGAATTCATCCGCTATGCTCTTCAGCGCGTCCAGCGTCGGCTTCGCCGTGCCCAGCTCATACCGGCGTATGGCGTCCGAATTCAGCCCGCAGCGCTCCGACAGCACATACCGCTTCAGTCTCTTTCTCTCCCGCAGCTTTCTCAGCCGTTCCGGGAATTCGCTCATATCAGCACCTCCTCTGGGAAAAACGTCTCCCGCACGCCCTTGCACTCCGCCACGATGTAACGCCCCTTCGGATGCACATACGCCACCGTTGCCTTGCGCACAGGGTACAGATTGTCCTTTGTCGCCCCGGCACCGGGGAACGGCTCCGGCATCGTCAGAAACCTCGCACGGATGGTATCACCGATCTGCATCGCCGCAGTCCTTTCTCTCGCCGTAGGAGCAGAAGTCGTCCGCTCTTACTTCCATACATCCCAACAAGCGAGAACACCAATGTTTGTCAAGCAGAGTATCCGGCCTGTCCCACTTGCAGTCCTTGCACCGTACCACGACCTCTGCGTCTACGGTGGGGAGCTGCTCTGCATACTCCAACACCGTCTCAATGCCGTTGATAAAATGCTCGTTGGCGTGTTCTTTGTCACAGCGGTTCTCCCGAACGGGAAATTCTTGCAGTTTGTCACCATCAATCAGCCGCATCGTTGTCACCTCCGTCCATCTTAGCCCCGCAGTTGGGGCAGTAAGGCTTGCCATACTCTTTCGATAAATTCCGGCAGCGGATGCACTGCGCCTCATAGTTTCCCGTTTCCAGATTGAACCGGCCCGGGCCCCACCGCCCATACACCACCGGGGCAACGTCAGCAGCAGGAATTTTCTTCAACACTCTCACCGCTTTCCATACAGCTTCATAAGCCGAACACGTCGGGGCTTTTCCTGCAAGATCGTTTACAGCATCAATCGCCGCTTCCCGCTTAATGTATTCAGCCATTGTTAGCACCTCCGTCCATCTTTGCGCCACAATGCGGGCAAAATTCAAACACCTCTGCATCATCATCAGCATTTTTGTAAGGCTCGTTGTGCAGACACCGTGAGCAAATGCGGTCGCGTTTTCCTGCAACAGAGACCCACCGCCCATGCACCACCGGCGCAACGTTGGCGGCAGGCGCATCAGCAATCAGCGCGACGACCCTGCAATTTTCACAGACACCAGTGTATTTAAGTCCGCACATATCATCGCATATATCTGTCAGCAGCTTTTCTCGTTCAACATGTTCAGCCATCTTCATCCCCTCCAAATTCCGCCTCGTACTGATCAGGAGTGATAACCTCAATGTCCTTTGCGGAGTAGCCCAAGGTGTCGAGGCACATCAACCGAACCAGCTTTTCCTTGTTAATAGACGCCGCAAGGTCCTCATAGGATACACCGGGTTTTGCCTCAAAACTGATTTGAGCGCCAAACTTCCCAGCCACGCTAAAGCAGATTTTATATTCAGCCATTGTCAGCCCTCCTGTTCCACTTTTCGATGATAAATTTGGGTTCGCTATATACGCCACTTTCAAAATCACACTCTGGACAGTATATATAGCACTCTTCTGGGCTGTTGCCATCTACTGTTTCAAGTATTGCTTCTCCGCCGCAGAACGGGCAAGGTTTCAGGTCATACATCCTTCGTCGCCTCCACATAGCACCAGCTCTGGGGCGGGCGGCGAAGCGGCAAAGCCCCATTGTTGCAGATACCGTTGTTGTTGCTATACATGGCGCAGGCCTCACAGGATAGGTCATTAGGGCAAGACCGCCGGAACTCCGTCAAGTCCCGCGGCTGGTCATAAATGCACAAGTCGGACATATGCCAGCCGTAACAACGCCCCTTATCGCCGATATAAGCTATAATTTCTGACTGAGTTAAGCACGTCGCGGGGGAAAAGGCGGCATTTGTTGTACTACTTAACTCGCCGCCATCGTATGCAATAAGGGCGATTCTTTCACAGGTAAACTCCCCGATGACCTTGCCGCCGCCGTAAAACTGTGGCATTGGATAGTCCGTCGCGATGAAGTCCTCGTGCGGATATTTTGGCAGCGTGCAGTAGATGTAACATTTGAACGGCGTTTTCAACTTCGGCTTGGTCTTGCGGACTTCAATAGTCTTCTCGCCGCTGGCAATCTTTTCACACCACTTCGGGCGGATGCTTAGCATAACAGCCTTACTCATTCTTCATCGCCTCCAATGCTCTTATATCCGCCTCATTCAGCGGTCGAATATAGCCCGCAGCAATATTTTCGAGAAATATGTTATAGGGCTGATGAAATACGATTCCGCCACACACATAAGCAACCGCAAAGTGGATCCGTTTCATAATTTCCGGTCTCTCTGGGTCGCTTGTATTAAGCATTGAGCCGTCCGGCTTGCACGGCAGCACCACCAGTCGACCGTCCTTGTCTGCCTCCGCCAGCGTTCGCAGTCGGGTGATGCCGCCGCACTCTCCGATGATCGTGCAAAGGTCGCTCCAGTCTTTAACCAGCGCAGCCACTTCCTCCGGCGTCAGCTCCGTGTCCTCGTAGGCGGCAAGGCGGCTCCACGCCGCTTCTTCCCACTTGCAATTCATGGCGCAGTTCCCGCCAACTTCGAGGCATTCGGGGCCGTAAAAATGTGTGCAACAGATACCGTTTTCGTGCGATGTTTGCTTACTATGTTTCGTCAGTCGTTCCATCACAGTTCCCTCCATTTGCACCCGTCACAGGCGCCCTCGTGTGCTTGTTTGTACCTCCCGCAGTATTGGCATAGCTCGTTGATAAGTGCCTTGCGGTCTGCCGCCAGCTTCTCGTTTGCGGCCATCAAACTACTATTGGCGCCATCCAACTGCGAAATGCTGTCGTAATTCTCCTTGAGTTCTTCCCGTGTTTTCAGCAGCTCCGCATTGTTCATTATCAGGTCGCCTTGCAGCTTTGCGATCTCCTCCGGCGTGTAGCCGGTGTCCACGCACTGTTCCAGACGATCCCACACCTTCCGCTGGGAGCAATACCCATCCTCGCAGAAGCTGCCGCCCAGTGTCTCTGTACACTGTGCAATGTCACAGAATTTCCCCTCAAATGTCAGCCTGTCCATCGTTCTCCTCCTTCTCCCACCGTATTTTCATCTGCGCCGGATATAGATCGACCTCCGGTCTGCGCTTACCCGTCCAACGCAAGCCGCCAGCCTGTCCAACGCATTTCCACCCGCTGGCTTTCAGGCTTGTGCCACTTTCGCTGTCCAGTATGTAGGTCACAAGTCGTTTGTAGCCCATCGCCCGTGCCGCCCGCCAAGCAGCGGCGTACAGCATAGAGCAAGCATTGTGGGTGCCATCTGTGCATAGCCGGTTGACCTCCAGCGTCCATCCGTCGTCCAGATGCCGGCTCACCGGTCTGCCCACAATGGCAACGCCCACAATTTCCTTTCCGTCCGTGCAGCCGATGGAGAACTTGTGTCCCACCACCGGTTTATGGTGCCGGAGGTGCTGCTCCACAAAGGCGTTCGCCTCCTTGAGCGTCATCGGGCAAACCTCAAGGCTCATTTCTGTTCCTCCTTCACCGCCACAGCCTTTGCCAGCTGTGCCATGCCCTTATTCATGTCCTCGATCTGCTTATCCCGCCGTGCAATGGCGTCTTTCAGGCTGTCGTTGGCTTTCATCAGTGCCTCGATGTGCCGCTGCTGGTTCTCAATCAAATCAGCGGCGGCGAGGTCTAACAGGTTGCGGCAGTTGATTCCATCACGTAGCGGGCACTTGTTGCATTCGTCATATTCTCCACCACCACAGCACCGCAGCGCGGTCACGATCTCATCTTTTTTCATGTCGCAACTCCTTTCAGTATTTGACCCCTATGTAGTCCAGCACCCTTGCATAGCCCAGTCCGTCTTTCGTGGGCTTCCACAGCCCGTCCGTGTCGAATGCCCCGCCGCCGATGCAGAACGCATAGTGCTTCGGGTGCGTCAGTTTCATGAGTTCAAAGCGGTTGACGCCCCTTTCGAGGTGCGCACCGAACGCACAAAACATACACCCCGTCCCCTGGCATCCCGTGCAGTGCAGCTTGCAGTCGATCAGCGTCGCGCCGTAGTCGTTCTCGCCGTCGCTGGCTACGATGTCGCCGTACACGCTGGCGTAAGAAAGATTGTTGTCTATGATGAACCGAAGCACGTCCTGCTCCGTCCAGAAACTCATGGGCTTAGATAAGGGACGCCTTCCTTCAAAGCCGTTGCAGCCAGTTTCGCGCCATTTTTGCATCCGCAGAAGACTTTCCTCCGCCATTGTTGCCGTCATGGGCTTGACATCCGCGCGGTGCTCATAGCTCTTTGCCGGGGACTTTTTCATAATCCCGCAGCACCTGTCGGAGATGAGAAACGGCGCCGTAAGTAAATACCCCCACTTTTCGCAGTTGTACATACTCTTTTCACCTGTTGAACTCAAAACTTCCCCGCGTAGTAGCTTCATACTTCGGCTATCTGGTGAGCGCCGCGCGGTTTCTATCCGGTGCGCTACGTCTTTACCGATGATGCTGTACCCGTACTTTTCAACCACCTGCCGGATGTTCATCTTCGGACGCAGGCGTGCAAGATTGACAGTCACGCGGGAAAACTCCTTCCGCAGCCACGCGGCGTACTCATTCACGAACTTCTGTATCTCCGGGTACTCCAACCCAGTGTTCACAAACACAAGATTCAGCTCCCAGGGCGGTGTCTTGAAACTCGACAGGTACCGCGCCGCCAGATACGCCAGCACCGTGCTGTCCTTGCCGCCGGAGAATCTGACGTAGCACTGTCCGCCCCATGCGGTGTACCACTCGTCCAGTTTCTCGTAGGTGGTCAGTTCCTTTGCCGTCAAATCCAGCGCCATAAGCTTTTTCGCCGCCTCATGCGTCAACGGCGTATTTGTCAGCATCATCACTCGTCCTCCGAAATGTGCACTACCTCGTACTTGCTGTGCTGGTGCTTGCCGTACATGGCTCTGCGGATGCCGCGCTCCACGGCCTCGTAGGTCATGTGCGCATGTTTGGCCAGCTCTGCGATGCTGTCACCCCAGTACAGCGGCAGGCGGTACTTGTCGTTGGTGACGATCATATAGACGTTCATGCCTACCACATCCTTTTCTGTGCCGTGTATTCCTCAAAACGCTGCTCCTGCAGTCGGAAATACGTCGGCTCGATTTCGCACCCCACGAACTCAAAACCGAGGTCGTAGGCCGCTATTCGGCTGCTCCCGCTGCCGAGGTGCGTGTCCAGTATGCGCCAGCCCTCTTTGGCGTACTTCTGCAGCAGCCACACATATAGCGCCACGGGCTTTTGCGTGGGATGTATTCTTTTCCCCTTTTCTTGCAACGGCGAGTAATAAAAAGTTCTCGCGGATGTATCGAAAGAAGTCCATGCAAATTCGCAAGATGCAAAAGAAATATCTTCCGGCTGCTTTTTGTCCCAAATAACAAATCCCCTACAAGGCGGAAGATCGTAATAATTCCCCCCCCCATATTATTTGGTTTTTGCTGCATCTTTTTAATTCGCTAAAATACACATCACCCGGAGTCGCATCGTCCCATCTTGTTTCAGTGGCATTGTATTTTTTCAATCGACCACTATCATGAATGCTAATTCCATACGGCGGGTCTACGATGGCAAGGTCAAACGCCTTGTCCGGCAGCGTCCGCATATACTCCATGCAGTCGGTGTTTATCGCAATCTGCTTGCCCATCACTCGCCCTCCTCCAGACGCACCACCTCATAGCATCCGTAGCTGCCGCCGTGCCGGAACGCCTTGCAGATACCCACACGGACATTCTGATATTTCCGACCGGACAACTGCGCCAGCTCCGCCGTGGTCGTACCCCACCAGCGGGGCAGGCGGTACTTATCGCGGGTGACTATCATGTAGACTGTCATGCTCACACCTCCCGGATGGCGAATCCGTACCGATTGCGGAACAGCTTTGCTTTCATGGCATACTCGCGGGTACGCATCCCTTTCACGTCCTCCACCACCGGCAGCCAGTACCGCTGGCCGTAGCTGTCAGGGGTCGTCCTGCGCTCGTACACGAAGTCCGCGATGTAGTCGATACTTTTCACACGTTCGCCCTCAAACGTCGTGTACGCCTCTTGCAAGCAGTACCGCACCTGTAATTTGAGGCCCCGTATCTCCCCAGCCTTTTGCAGCCGCATCAGCGCGTCGTAGCGCTCCGCCTCCTTCTTGCTGTCGAAGGTCAGTTTTCCGCGCCGCGTCTTTTGCGCCTTGTACTTGCTTGGCTTGCGCATCTTCTCCATGACCTGCTTCTGCGCCGCAGGCCCCAGCCGCATCAGATCCTCACTGTTCATCCAACAACCCTCTTTTCTCCAGTCCGCGCCTGCTCATGGTGTAGCGCTTGACCGTCGTCATTTTCTGCTCTTTTCCGCAGCGCTGGCACACGCCCTGCGCCCAGCCGTGGAACGCTGGCTCGATGATGTAATCCGCCGCCATCTCCTGCAAACAGGCCACGCACAGCCGCGCTCTGGCCACGCGCCAGATGCCTTTATCCATCCAGCGCCTCCTTGGCCTCCTGCCACGTCATCCCGTGTTCCCGTGCATAGCGGGAGATACGGCCCAGCTTGCGCTCCTTGTGGACGTAGTCCCGCATCCATGCAAAACGCTCCATCGTGTCCGGTGCCTGTTCTTCCTGCGTCTGCTCCTCCTGCGGCTCAATGCCCATCGTGATATCCGCCACATCGGGAAAAAATTTATTGCGTCTGGCATAGGCGACGGCGGCGGCTCTTACGTCCGCATAGCTGTAAGGCTCTAAGGCGATCTCCCACGCCAGCTTCATTTTTGCCGTGACCTGCTTGTTCGGCCAGAACTGCGAAAACAGGGTAAAAAGCTTCTCGACCTCGCATCTGTCCATTTCTTCCTCCTCCGGTAGTACATACTCCCGCCGCCGTAATATATAACATTCGTTCTCTTACTCTCCCTCTCTCTCTTACTCTCTCTCTTTCTCCCCCTCTTTCTCCTTGTGCGTTTGTTGTGCGTTTGTTATCCGTTTGTTATCCGTTTGATTCTGATTTGTTCTGGCGGTTGGCGGCTTTATTTCTGCCGCTGTCCAGTGTGGGGCGGATCAAATTAAACGCGACACTGGCGGCGGGGGATAGACTGCTGGACGGCTCCGTTTCGTTCAGCGCATAGTCGCAAATCGCCAGAAGGATCTCCGCCTGCTGCTTTTTGGGGAGAGGCTGTATTGCATCCCAGTAGGAGCTGTAAAACGTGAATTGTTTGCGCTTCACACCGCCTCACTCCTTCTTCATCGCCCCGATGACGTAAACGCCGCGCTCCTTGTCCAGCGCCACCTGTACGATGTTTTCCAGGTGCCGATTCTGCCGCAGCAGACCCTTGATCTCATCCTGCAGTTTTCCCATTCTTTTCTTCCTTTCTCTCGTACTCGTCCGTCAGGTGCCGTGCGATGGTGCAATGCTCCCACGCACCGGCACAGGATTGATTCATGAAGCGGGATGCAGCGCCGCCCGTCTCGAAGCTGACGCGGCTTCCGCCCTCGCAGCAGACCCGCCGTTTCTCGCTGCTGGTGAAGTAGGGGCAGGTGTACTGCTTGTGCCAGTAATCCATGCCGCTTACCCCTCCCATCAGAACGGCAGGTCGCCGTCGTCCTCGATCTCGGTAAAGCCGGTGGGTCGCGCCGCGCCGCTGTCCGCGTCCTTCTTGGCATCGCCAAAGTAGATGTTGTCCGCCAGCACCTCGGCGTTCCGGCGCTTGTGCCCGTCCTTGTCCGTCCAGTCCCGCAGCTGCAAGCGCCCCTCCACCACGGCCATACGGCCCTTGGAGAAATACTTGGATACGAACTCGGCGGTGTTGCGCCACGCCACCACGTCAATAAAATCCGTGTCCTTGGTGCCGTCCGCATTCTTAAAGTCGCGGTCTACCGCCAGCGTGAAGCTGGTGACGGCGGTGCCGTTCTGCGTCCTGCGCAGATCCGGATCGCGGGTCAACCGCCCCATGATAAAAATCTTGTTCAGCATTTCAAATCTCCTCTCATAGGTAGCTTTTTCCGAACTCGCGGCGGAAGTCCTCCTCCGTCCAGCCCTGCTCCTCCATTACCTTGAGTTGCCCGTACCGCCTCAGACGCCGCATCTGGTCGCCGTTCTTGTGTACCGCGCCGCGCCCGTTCCGGTGGCAGCGATTGCCGCACAGGTACACCACAAGGCCGTACTTCTCGCTTTTCTTCCGGTTTGCACCACCCAGAATGTGGTGGCGCTCCAGCGGGTCACTTGGGTCGTTCCGCCCGCACAAAAAGCATCGCTTGTCGTTCATACGCTCACCTCTCCCCACCGGCTCACGAGGGCATCCAGCTCTCGCGGCGTCATAGTCTCAATGCCCACATCCCGGCAGTCCTGCACGATGGCGTCTATCAGCCGTGCCATCTGCTCCGTGTCGTATACGGAGCTGCCGTACCAGACGGTCACGTTCACGCAGCCCTTGATTTTGCTGGGGCCGGTATCTGTCATCCAGCCGATACCGTTCCGCTCCCAGCTCCGGCAGAACGCCTCCGCCGCCTTTTCCCGCAGGCACAGCACCTCGCTGACGCCGCCGATGCTCTGTATCTCCTGCCGGTATACCTTCTCTCTCACAACGCCGTAGTGCGCCGCCAGCTTGTCCAGCAGCACCCACGCATACCCGTTGGCATCGAGGCTCCGTCCCTTGCCCTTGATGGTGGCGGTGTACTCCTTGCCCGGCTTCAGCGCGTCACAGACCTCCATCGCCGCCTCCGGTGACTTCACACGCAGACAGAGCCACGCTCCCTCGCTGTCCTGCGACCAACGCGCCGCGTTAACCGTTACCTGCCGCATGGTTGTTCTCCGCTCTCATGCAGCCCCAGCAGAGCCGCTTGCCGTACTTCTTTACCGCGTTCTCTACGATCTCGTTGGTGGGATACACACGATCCCCGCACTTTACCGCCTTGATGGGCAGTCCGCAGCACTCACACAGCACCGGCGCCTCCTGCTTGCTCTCCTGTTTCTTTTCACGCTTCTTCGGCGCGTCCTCCTGTCGCTTCACCTCGTCCGTGTCTGCGTCCTTGGTGTCATCAATGCAGAACAGCCCATTCAGCGCGTACTTTCTGGCGTAGCTGGATGCCATGCCGGTGATCTGGCTGTCATCCATTCCCTTCTTGTCCTGCGGCTCTCTGGCGTAAGCATTTGCAGATACGCTGTCGCCGCTCTCTGTGTCTACCAGCGTTGCGGTGGCCACAACGTAAAATCTGCCGGATACTTCCTGCACCGCATCATTCAGCAGGAGCGTGGCGTTGTTCTTGATGCACAGAGGTTTTACCGCCTCCAAAATGTCCTCGCAGCTCCGATAGTTGTACTTCGCAAAGCTGTTGTACTGCCCCTTCGGTGCTTTCAGCTCCTGCTGGATCATCATCAGCTTACCGTAGATATGTGCGCCCATCACTTCACCCCCATGTTCGACCGCTCACACAGCTCCGCGCCGGTCACGGCCATGCCGGCCTTGAGCAGCGGCGCAATGTCCGTCTTGCTCACCGTCGGATGGGCATAGGTGATCTTGCCATCGTACCCGTTGTCCATGCACCACTGCACCACCGCGTCCATGTCGGTGATCTCCACCGCCGTGCTCTTGCGGTATGTAACGGCACACTTGGCCGTCTGGAACGCCGCGCCGCCCAGCGCTTTCTCTGCGTAGTCCAGCAGCTTCTCCCGCTTGCGCTCCAGCGCCTTGCGCCGCTCGGCAAGCTCCTTCTCCTCCTCGCGGATGGCCTTTGCCTCCGCCGCCAGATTCTTTGTCCAGCAGAGTACGCCCTCGATTTTGGCGTCCCGCGCCATTTGCAGCGCCTCGAACGCATCAAAATCCAGCACCTCGCCGGTCTCCTGATCGATCAGGTTCTCCAGTTCCTGGTCGATGTGATACAAACTCATACTCATTTCTGTTCCTCCCATGCGTCCACCGTCTCAATGCAAAACTCGCACCCCACGATGACGCCGTCCTTGTTCTTGTAGAAAGTGTCCGTCTCCTCCCCGCACACGGGGCAGACGGGCATATCGTAATCCTTCGGCTCTAAGGGCCGCTCCGGTTCCCAATACTGCATCACGCTTCTCATACTGGTCGCCCCGCCGCTTTCAGCACGTCCCGCATCGGCTTTCGCGCCTTGAGGATGGACATGGCCCGCGCCGTGTCCCGCTTGTACTGCCGGTACAGGTCGCCCAGTTCCTCCGTCTGGTAGTATCCCTCGCCGTCGTTGCAGATCATCACGCCCTGCCGCTTGGCTTCGCTGACGGCCTTGCGCATCATCCGGTCGGAGGTCTGCATCGCCGCCGCCAGCTCCGCACGGCTGATGGCGTTTCGCCGCCCGTGGGGGATCAGCGCCGAAATACGCTCCGTTTCCGCCGTCCGCTGGGGTATGTCGGCCTTGTCCTCTTCGCCGTATAGATATGCCCGGCTGGTACGCAGTGCCGCCTCCAGCGCTGTCAGCACCTCCTCCGTGGGCAGACACACGCCGTTTTCAAACCGGCTCACCATGCAGGTGTCGATACGGGGATCCACCAGCTTCAGCACACCGCTGACCGCCTCCTGCGTCAGCCCCAGCTCCAGCCGCCGTTCCTTCAATCGGTTCATTTCCGTCCTCCCTTCGCGCCCTGTTGGATGCGCTTGTATGCTTTGCGCATCACGCGCCCCTTGTACTCCTTGAACTCGTTGTTCTTGACCCGCTCCGCGTAGGAGATGGCTTTCTCCGCCTCGTGCTGCTCCCAAACGGGACAGCCAGTGCGGCAACCTACCCGCCGATCAGGGCATTCGACGGGACAATTGGTCATTCCCATCTCACCAGCTCCCGTCTCACTCCGGCGCGGTGCGCCTCCTCGTGGGTCATCAGCACGTCCACCGCAAATCCCTTCACGCCGGTATCGGCGGCGATATAGGTCTTGCCGCCGATGGTCACGGTGCTGCCAAGTGGGATAATGTCAGGGTCAACCGCCACCGCCGCGCCGATGTTCACCCACCGCCCGGAGGCCGTCAGCACCTGCCCCGCCTCGTTGCGGTTGATATCCGCATAGGGTGTGCAGCACGCACAGTAGCCGGTGATGTCGCAGACCAGCAGGTTTTCCGGCGGCTTTGCGGCGGACAGCACCGCCGACTGCACCGCAGCGGACAGGGGAGAAGGTGCGTCCTCCGGCTCCTGTGCCTCCGGCAGCGTCAGGCACCACGCCAGAAACGCCAGCAGCATCACCCACAGGACGATTGCCACCGCCCACAGCCGCCTGCACCATCTTCTGGTGCGGCATAGCCGGGAGTATTCCCGCGCCCGCCTGTTCCGCTCTCTCATCGCCCCAGCGCCTCCACGCCCTTGACGATAGCCCAGCTCAGCCACGCCGCGCCGATAAACGCCAGCGTCCATGCAAACCAACTCATGTCGTTTCCTCCTGTCGAATGTATTCGACCTCGATAATTTCCATTCCGTTCTGCCGCGCCCATAACATCACGGCAATTTCAGCACATGTCATAATCTCTTGCCTTTCCTCTGCGGTCGTGGTATACTATCCGCAGAACATTTTGGTAGATGTTTCGGAGACGCCCTGTCCAGTGCCGCAACCACTGGGCGGGGCTTTTTCTTACCCCTGCTGCATCGTCCCCATCAGCTCCTCCACCTTCACGCCATACAGCTTCGCCAGCTTCTTGTGGTACTTCCGCAAGATTGCGTTCTTGCCAAGTTCCCAATTTGAAACCGCCGTAATAGTGACGTTCAGTTTCTTCGCGACATCTGCTTGCTGCAATCCAGCCGCAAGCCTGAGTTCCTTTAACGTCAAGCGTTTATCCCTCCTTATCAATATTAAGAACTTTAACTTGACAAACGCTTAACCGCCCGTTATTATGTAGGTGACAGCCAACAAAATATCGGTTATAATCCCGCAAAGCGATGGAGCGCGATGGGGGTGTGGTTTTTTGTTTCCTTGTTTAAGCCCTTGAGAGTATTATAACGACAAAAATGGTCGTTGTCAACTCAACAACGACCATTTTGTAAGTTTTGTTATATTGCACAATTTTAGGAGCTTCAAATTGTGATATTTGATTTAGACCTTCTTTTTTCAAGGCCAAAAGGCCCAGAAAATCCATTTTTATATTATCCCGAATACTATGATCAAGACGCTTCGCAAAGTGTAATTGACCAAACCCATAAATACGATATGGACAATTTTTCAAAGCACGAAGCTACAATTATTCGGGATGTATTGTATATGACACAAAAAAAGTACCCTAAAGAATTTTGGGCACCAGGGCTTGTTAATGAAAGCTATACGATAAAATATAAACCAAGATATATTCTGTTTGAAGCAGCAATACTTCTTTATAAAAACTCTGAATTACCAATAGAGCAAATTTCAGTGGCGTTTGCATATTCGCAAAAAGGTGCAGACTACAGGAAAGAAGCTATAACATTTTATGAAAAAAGCATAAATACTGTACCGTTTTATGTTTTAGACAAATTTGCGTCTATCAGTTCTTTTGCTATGTATTTAACGCTTTCCGCTTTGTACGAACAAGAACACGAATACGACAAAGCGGTTGTGTGGATGAAAAAAGCCCAAAAACGTGCTGAGCCCAATAATGTTTTTTGTGCCCAAAAAATAAAAGAGTTGTCAAAAAAGGAAGCACCAAAACCAAGAAAAAAGAAAATGCCGTCTACTAAAAAGTTGGTTTTTGAAGAAAAAGTAACTTCTGTCGCGCAATACTGTATAGATCACGGATGGCACAAGTAAAGGGTAAAAACAATGGCAAAAAGAAAAACCGTTAACGTTAATACAGATAAAATTATTCTTTTGGCAGAAGCCAACGAATGGAATAAAGCCGCCTTTGCAAGAAAAGTTGGAAAGCACAGTCGTTGGTTTAGCGAAGTAGCAAGAGGGCGTAATCTTCCTTCACCGGATGAAGCCGCCGCAATATGCCTCCTGCTTCACACTCCCCCGGAAGAAATTCTGTTGACCGAGGGCGAAACGGAAAAAGAAACAGCACAGTACCAGGAAGATATTGCCCTGGTGCATGAGCTGATGGAAGAAATGCAGGGCGGAAAAGAAGCCCCCGCCACAGAGGGCGAGGGCTCAAAAGAAGCTGCATCAAACTTTATTAAAGCTACGAATGATCGTGCGGCGTTGTTGGCTCTTATCAACGAAGCCACGAAGAAACTACAGGAGCTGGAATAATGCCTACACTATATCCTACCGATCCGCAAGACTGGCTGCGAACAGAAGCGGAACGGAAAGACAAGGAACAAGAGCGCAAAGAAAAAGCCGACAAGGAACGCCGCGAAAAAACACGGTTTATTATTACAACTGTTCTTTCGGCTGTTGCGGCAATCGCTGCTGTTGCAGGAGTGATAATTCAACTTGCTTGAGCGCGATCAGCGTATCAAGTTTGTCTGCGATCCCTTTTAGGCCAAACACAACATCGTTGATCTGGCCTTTCATAATAATGCTGTTTTCAGCCAGCCTATCAATGTAAATCTCGTAGTCCTTGCTCATAGCACACCTCTTTCTTTTAACGTACTCATAATATCAGCGCAGTCCTCATCGGAAAGCTGGTCGATTTTTTTAAGGGCTATTCTCCGCAACGTTTCAATATCACATTGCGCCAATGCATCTGTTTTTATTATACCACAGACGTTGGCATTTGTACAATAACTCATTTCTCTCCCCTTTCTCAATTTGACATATTATTTTCTCGGTGTACAACTAAGTTAGTACACTTATAGTTACGTACAAGCTGTTTGTTGCCTACAAATGGGCAACAAATTAAAAAATATTTCAGGGGGAAGTGTTTATATGTGGGCCTTTGTTAAATAGCCCCGCTGCTCCCGCAACGGACAGCGGGGCTATTCTCGCCGGTGGCCTTCTGGCTTTCCGGCTGCACGTTCACACTAACAAATAAGGGTTTGGCAGGGCAATACCAAATTCGGATAATTACCGTTTGCGGCAAACCAGAATTGGAATTCTCCTGCCCAAAAAAGGAGTAAAAGGGGAAAATGGTAAAAACGTTGCAGGATTTGTGCAGGGATGCAAAAGACCGACAGAATTTAACTATACAAGATTTGTCCGACATGACGGACATTTCAGCATCAACCATAAGTAATTTTTTCTCCGCGTCATCAAAGGAGCCGAGCGTGTACAAAATGGGTTTAATTTGTGCCGCGCTTGGAGTTTCAATGGATGAATATTTCGGGATTGAAAAAGAAGTGACAACAGAAGATAAGTTAGCACAAGCCAACGAAAAGCTGGCGCATCAAAAGCAGATCCATGATGCCGATGTGCAGATAGCCCATCTTGAGGGCGGCATGGAGCAGATGGCAAAAACCATTAACTACCACCGCAAGAAATCGCGGGACACAAAATTTGCTATTTATGGCCTTACGTTTTTGTGCGCCATATTTATGGCTGTTATCGTGGGATATATCTTTTTTGACTACCGTATCCCACACCAGGGGCTTATTCAGGGCGGAGAGGCCAGCATATTCGCATGGATCGTCTTTTTGCTGCTTGCAGTCGGTATTGGCTTTTTTGCCGCCATTTTGATGATGTATTTGCGATATGCAAAAAAGTATACATTGTCGCCAGATAAGGAAGGAGATAAACAATGAATGTAGTATTGCGGGCAGCATTATACCCGCGTGTGTCCACGGAAGAACAGAAAAAGTTTGGCTTGTCTATTCACGATCAGCAGAACGACCTCGAAGAATACGCCAAAGCCCACAATATGAAGGTGGTAGGCGTTTTCCAGGATGCCGGGTTTTCCGCCAGAAAAAAGATCGAAAAGCGTCCCGCCATGCTTCAACTGCTGGAAGCCGTAAAGCATGATGAGGTAGACATTATTCTTGTCACAAAGCTGGACCGGTGGTTTCGCAACATCGGCGAGTATTACAAAGTGCAGGAAATCCTTGAAGCCCACAACGTGTCGTGGAAAACGATTTATGAGGACTACGACACGTCTACAGCCGCAGGCCGGTTGAAGATCAACATCATGCTTTCCGTAGCACAGGACGAAGCTGACCGCGCCAGTGAACGCATAAAAAAAGTGCTTGATGCAAAAAAAGATCGAAATGAGGTTTGCACCGGTCATCTGCCGAAAGGATACAAAATTGAAGGGAAATTTGCTGTTATAGACAAAGAGGCAGAACCGATTATACGGAGATACTTCTCTACATTTTTGGAAACCGGCTCCATAACAAAAGCGATGGACGCAGTACCGGAATTAAAACTTAAATACCAAACAGCCAGCCAAATGTTGGACAACACAGGATACACGGGAGACTGGCACGGGATAAAATTACCCCCGTATTTAACACCGCAGGAATTTCAGCGTGTGCAAGACTTACGCACGAGGGTGACGCGAAAATCCCCTTACAATCGAACGTATATTTTCTCGGGGCTAATAGTCTGCGGGGAATGCGGACGTAGAATGACAGGGCATCCGTCTCCACGGCCAAGCGGGGCGTGCTCTTACTCTTACTATTGTCAAGGGTATGCCCAGAGAAAAGGATGCAACAACGGTAATTTTACTGTCGAATGGAAAATTGAAGATTATCTGCTGTCGACAATAGACGAGCAGATACAGATCAAATTGCAAGCCAAGCCGCGGCAAGAACCCAAAGCAAACAAAGATGTGCAATTAAAGGCTTTACAAAAAAAACTATCCAAGTTGTCAGAGTTATATATAGACGACATGATTTCAAAGGCGGACTACTCAAAAAAGTATGCAGAACTGACATCACAAATGGATGAGATTACACAGGTAAAATCACAAAGCCGCGCACCAGAAGAAATTGCAACCTTATTTTCCGCAGGATGGCAAGAAATATACAAACAACTTAACAAAGAAAATAAACAAGCATTTTGGAAACTCAAAATAAAAGAAATCCGGCTATACAAAGACCGCCGGATTGAATTTGACTTTCTGTAATTACTTAGTTTATATAATCCGTTAGGTTGCATAAAACTAAGTACACAAGAATATCCCCCGCCAAAACAGGCGG